CAGTGAGCTATATAATCTCTATGTATAAAGCCTCTAGCTTCTGCTTGGTCTATACTTAAATGCGTATTATCTATTTCTTTTCCTCTAGCGTTAGCCATTTATAACTCCATATACTATTGCGTTTAATATTAAAGTTCCTACTATGCAAATAGCCATAGTAAGTAACAGTGCTTTTCCTTCAGTCATGACAAAAATTCCTAAACCATTTACATTGATTATTATCTCGACAAACTCTTTCGTGCTTGGCGGTTTCCCAACAGTCAGACTTCCATGGGTCTGTATATTTCTTTACTAGTCTATCCCATGTATCATCTATAGTCATTAGGCCTGCAAGTGGTAACACTAGCATTAGCATTACCACCCAGAAGAAAGCCCAACCAAATCCTTGGTTATGATATGGTTTCATACATCAATACCTTTCTCTTCATAGTACTTACTTACATGATAGGCAGCAGCCTCATATAGTTCGGTTACATTATCGTTTAAAGTTTCTTTAGAAACCTTAGACTTTTTCAATTTATTTATTAGGTCGGTTGCAAGATCAGTACATGCTGCATCGTATCTTCTATCAACTAGGTTTCTAGTTTTTTCAGCTTGTTCTTTTAGTAGTATATGTCTTTCAGTTAATACTTTATCCATTGCATCTACAATTTGTTTTTGTAGTTTAGATTCACCTAAGTTTTCAGCTTGCTTTATGCCTTCACGTACTAAACTAAATGCAGTTCTGTAAGCATCAGCTACCTCATGGCTACTACATTTAGTTGCTTCTTGAGCTAGGTTATCTAATGCATCTGTTGTTTGTTTAAACGCCATTCTTATAGATGGAAACTTTAGTAAGTTATTAGTCATCATATGCTCCTATGTCGTATGCTCCCATGTTTTCTAATTCGTAATCAATAGGTGCTTCTACTGGTAAGTCAATCAAATGAAAATGTCTAGGATATACATGTAAGCTCTGAGCCTGCCATACAATCTGGCCTTCTTCGTATCCAAGATCTTTACACAGTCTACGCAATACGGTACGTTGCCAGAACAAATCATTTATGTAACCAAACACAGCATCATTAGATCTCATTTGTACTACAGCATGTATCAATGTACCTTTAATGTAATAGGTTACGGCATTAGTACAAACAAAATCGTTCTTACCGTGTTCTCTGTACTGAGTGTGCATACTCGGATTAGTATACACCATTGTAGCTCTACGTGATTTAGGGTTTTGTTTTAGCTCTTGAAGTACATATTCATATTGAGTTCCGTTAAGAGCGCTATACACGAGATAGCCATAATTAGAATTAATGTCGCCTTTACTATTCGCCGCATACTTTTTCCAAATGACTGGTACTTTTCCATATTCTTTTTCTAACTCCTTAAGGTTTAAGCTGAGTGTATCATACCATCTAACCTCAGCTTCTTGATATTCACGATTCGGTTTACCAAATATTGTCGGTTCTGTTGCTAAAAAACTAGCACCTATGATTTCAATGTTACCATCGGGCTGTATGTCTTTATCCCGATACATATCAATAAATGCTGTACGTATATCTTTTACTGTATTAGGCATCATTTATTCCTGTTAAGCCACACAACACAACGTGCTGCATAATTAATTAGATCTCTAAGACAATCATCGGCTGTATCATAGTTTACATCGCCTTGTTGTTCCATAACAGATCTAAATCGTAGTATCTTAGTTGTTAACATACTATCAAATGACTTCCATCCATGTGGGTAATAGTCATCATCACATACGGAACCACCTTGATAGTCTTTACCTTTCTTAATCATTAACTCTGTACATTCTTCTAGTACTTTTATTGCATCGTATAAATAGGTTTCTTTCTTCAATGTAAGGTCTCCTTTACTATGCCTTCAGATATAACACTTTGTTTAACACATTCAGATAACAGGTTACTAATTGTATTCCATTCCATTTTCTCAGATCGGTATACAAAAATAGCAATGGCGAGCAATGTGCCCGCCACCGCAAATGGATCATGTTCTTCTTCTGTTAACTCTACTACGGTCTGCATAATGCGTTCATGTATTTTTATAGTTGGGTTTGTCATACTGCCGTTATCTCCTCTATATCTGCACGGTAGTTTTCAATTACATACTGACAAACTTTATCCCATGTGTTATACTTTTCGCCTTCAATATCTACTGCCACTCCATCGAACTCCTCATCATCACAGCACAATTGGAAATTACTGTCCCATTCTATGCTACCATAGCACCAGATCTCTCCGCCGTCAGGCTTAACGAATACATACTTATCATTTTCTTCTGTCGTTGTATTGTCTTTAGTCATAACATTCTCCATTGTAAACTCGTCTGATCGCCACATCAGATAAACCCTAAAGTATCTTACTACTTATGTCACGTTATATGTTAGGTCCTCTCGTGCTAAGAAGGCGTAGTACTGGGCGAGTATTCTTTTATTCTATTCGTAGTATCTAGCTAATGCGTTTGCTAAATACCATATGATGTAGGCTAATGCTGCACCGCCTGCGAAACTATATAGTATAAGCTCAATCATTATACACCTTTGTTAGCATAATAGTTTGGTGTATCATTTACATACACATCATAATGAGTGGCTTTATCTAATGGCAGGTAACAATCATAAGCTCTTGGATGTCTACCTTCTAATCTAGCCCACATAGTTCTTGGACCACGACCCATTAGTCTTACTCTCATTTTGGTTCCCCAACCCTTTTCACTGTTCATAAGCTTTACGTTTCTCTTTAACTCTACAATAGCAGGATCATTTCGGTTTGTTACAGTAAACTTATAACCGCTCATTGGGAATCTTTCTTTGGTTACTCTATGTATTGCTGTTGTTGCTTTTTTCATGTTGCTATTCTCCTAATTAGCTAATTCAAAGTCTTCTTGCAGTTTTTCTTCTCGTTTATTATTCATCCATTCTTGTAGGCAGGATACTGCATCTTTTTTATCAAGGTTAAAATCATCTACTAGATACGTACAAGCTCCAAACATATTCATTTCGCCACTTTCTCTGAGGCTATCAAGGAACTTAAAACATTCTTTCTTATAGGTTTTGGTAAGGTTTCTAGGCATGATCCCTCCACATTGGTGATTCATTTACTTTCTTTTGGTCTTCTTCACTCAGGTCTTGGTACTTTACATACTTGGCTATAGGTAAATCAACTAGGCTAAACAACCCACCTAATCTACCGAACTCATCTACTGGGTACGACATAGCTTTATACGGAATGCGTTGAGTTTGGGAATCTTTTACTTCCATACTTACCTCCCCTTTCTGATATGCAATTGGTTTCTGTTAATTTATATTTAGGCAATACCTTTAGAGCGTCTTCATGCATTTGATTCATGCGAGATATGCAATGCTCTATTGCGGTATACGGTCCTCGGTTGTCTGATAACAGTAAGCATTCAGGACCCTTTATTGCTAAATGACACATGATTATTGTTGCATATATCATTGGGCTTGTCTCTTCTGTTCATCAACAATTAGTTCTTTAAGATACCATTCAGCTTTCTTAAGGTCATTTATCGCTTGACCTTTAGCTCGGTAACGCCATATATACTTCATGATATTACCTTGCAGGTAGCCCTGATACCCGTCTCCGGTTGCTGCTTTTATAGCCTCAATACACTCAACATCGCCCTGCTTGTAATGCGGTGGGCTGTTTACTATTAGTTCATCAATTGTCATAAAGTCTTTTGCTACTGTCATTAGATTCTCCTTAATATAGACGGGCACCTACCCACACGATAAGTGCAAATACTAATACGGTTATTATTGTTAACATTACGACCTTTCTTCTAAGATTATAAGTCCGCCAATAGCTATGGCTAATACTATATAAAATGATAATGACATCGGTTTACTCCAAGAATAACTTGAGCCCCGCGCCTTACGGCGCGAGACTCGAGGTGCATCAGAATACAGGTGCTTCTTTGCTTACATCGGCAGCATCAACAGACTCAATGGCCTCAAAGCCTGCTGTTGGTGTATACTCTTTAAGCTCAACTACCTGCACTGCAGTCAATGAGGTAGCAACACCTTTTCTACCAGGTGCTTCATACTCATACTGCCACAAGTTGACATTAACTTTGGTACCATTACCTATGTTATTGCCATCCATTGGTTGCAGCTTTGTATCGACAATCTTAACTGGTGCGTTAGGATTACCATCGGCCTTAATGCCTTTACGCTTAAGGTTTACATTAAACGTAGCAGGATCATCTTTATCTTGCTTTACATTAAGACCATAATCTTTAAGCTCTTGGACTTTAGCCGGGTCAGAGGTTTGTATCACCATTTCCCACTGCTTACTACCAAATGGGTTAACAGGTGCGTCAGTACCAGAGATACGACAAAACTTAGCTGTAAGATCTTTTACGATTATAGAACGAGGATATGTACTCACTATATTTCTCCTATTAGGTTAAAGTTATTTAGGTAGCGCGATGAATATCGCGCCTATGAGGTGTACTTGTTGGTTACATAATGGTCTACATTAAGGTCATTAGAGACTATATCTATAATCTCATCTACTCCTAATGCTACATTATACACGGCAAGTACGTAGTCAAATATTTCTTCATGTTTCATATTGGCCTCATAACGGTTTGAAGGAAAGGAACTATGACTTCTAAGATAGACGGTAAGAAGATCACGAGGATAAGTAAGGAAGCTGCTATAAGCAGACCGTTAACGATATCTACTATTAGCAACATTAAATCAAGGAACTTAAACATGGCAATATCTTTCTATGGTTTATATTAAGGTAAAATTATGTATATAATTTTTCTATACGGTATATCTATACGGTATATAGGTGTTTAAAGCCCGCCCTGCCCCCTCTCTAATAGGGGACAGGATAGACCACACCAACGACTCTATACAGGATCAGGGAACTGGCATGGGTTTCCATATTCATCCAGTTCATCACATTTGGCATTACGGAATCTTTGGTACTCTTCAAGATCCTCATGGGCACGTGCGACACTCCAATAATCAGGACACATCTCACGGAAGTCTTCTTCAGTAAAATGCTCTTCATGACCCCAGGTTAATCTCTGGCGTTCTTTATCGCCAATCATACCATGCATCATTACAAAATGGTTTAACCATTCTTTATAATGGTATGTTACAAAGGTTTCTACACCACTAGGTGAGGTTTGAGGACTATACACTTTGTTTATAATATCGGATATTTGGGTTACGGTACGTAACACCTTATCTTCATTAAACATCAGGGTTCGAACAAGCTGTTCAGCGATGGCATAGCCAGTGCCGTCTAGCGTTTCTTTAAACTTATACATTACGTTTACCTTTCGTTGGTTTATATTGAAGGAAAATTATGAATATAATTTTATGGCGGTGGCACGATGGACGCCTCGGTGGCCACACGGATCACCCAATGCCCATCCCAAGACGGCCCCGGTCCCCGGTCGTCGGTTTGTTTACAGTTTAGCAATACGGTCGAAAATAAAAAAAGAGGAGGTGAGTGCACTATAGGATTAGTATAATGCACTCTTTGAGGAAATAATTTAAAATGTAGAGGTATTAGAATCAGGAGTAGTTAAAGGTGATTCTGGTGTTTGAGGTGGAGTATTTAAATTATTTTGTGGTTGATTTAAAGGTAGTGATTGATTAATAGTTTGATTAATGTTATTTGGATTATTAGGTGTAGGTTGTATATTAAGAAAAGAATTAATATGTTTATGGAATTGAGTGTGAATAACATTAGTTTTAGTATTAATTAATGTGTAATTTAAAGAAAATGTTTTATTAATTAATAATTGGTTATTTTGTGGATGGTTAAAGAAATGATATAAATTTAATAATTGTTGAGAATTATAAATTGGATTATTAGGATTATAATGATATGTACTCATTTGATTGTATATATATTAATTTATTAGATGTAATATATTTTATTTGTTGATGTTAAAATT